AATTAAAGAAAGACATGGAATTTGTCCTTATTAAAGGTCAAGTACAAGCTGTCGGTTCTGCAACTGCTGCTAGAGCATTAGGATCTATTCCTACATGGATTGCTACTAACGGTGATGCAGGTACTGGTGGTTCACTTTCTACTGGTTCTGGAACAGACTTACCCAACTCTGGTACTGACAGAGACCTTACTGAGACAATCCTAAAGACTGTTATCAAAGAGGTTTATGAGTCAGGTGGAGAAATGGATATGCTTGTTGTACCACCGAGTATCAAACAAACTGTATCTGGGTTTAACGCCAACACAACAAGGTTTGGTCAAGCTGAAAACAGAGTAGAGTATGCAGCTATTGATGTTTACTCATCTGATTTCGGTGACTTACAAGTCGTACCAAACAGAGTAATGGCAGTAACAAGTGAGAGTAATGCTTTCCTTATCCAAAGAGATATGATGGCAACTGCTTACCTAAGAGATTTCCAAGTTCAGGATCTAGCAAAAACTGGTGATTCTGAGAAGAAACAACTCTTAGCAGAGTACACACTTGAAGTCAGAAACGAAGCCGCACACGGCATTCTTTTAGACGTAAACCAATAATCTAAGTGAGGGAGCTTCGGCTCCCTCTTTAGAATCATTCTAAGGAACATTATGTATTATAAATTAACAGGAACCGTACAGAAGGTAGACTACACAGCTAGTGCTGCAAACAGTTCTGCAATTTCAGATCAGGTTAGGTATGTAAGATTATATGCCACTACTGATTGTCATATTACAATTAGCAAACCTGCTGTGACTGCAACAGCATCTTCAACACCTTTGGCTGCAAAAGATTTTGAATATTTCAAAGTAGCACCAGGTAACATTATATCTGTAATAAGAAACTCTGGTAATGGTTCATTATTTATTTCAGAACTATCGGAGTAATTATGACTGATTATAAAGCACCTACTACATTTAAAGTTGGATCAACACAAACAGTGGCTGTTGGCAGTTCATCTGCTGCTACCTCTAATGCATTTGATTCACAAACAAGAGAAATAAGAATCGTTACAACTGTTGATGCTTATGTAGAAATGAACGCAACTTCACCTACTGCAACGTCATCAAGTTTAATTGTGCCTGCGTTTACACCAGAATATTTTAGAGTTGCACCTGCTACAAAAGTAGCTGTGTTAAGAGTGGGATCAACAGACGGAACTGCAAGGGTATCTGAATTAACACAATGACCATTGCAACAAGATTTTCACATAGAGGACAAGATAGATATAGAGATAGACGTACTGATACACCAAATGATAATTTAAAATTAGAAGACGGTACGTACTTGCTCATACAGGCAGGAGACAATATAAAACTAGAACAAGCAGTCGGCACTGTGTTTAGTGGCAGACCAATACCTAACTAATGGCACGTAAAGCAAAAAGTTACGTAGAACATGAAGCTGGACCAAAGAAAAGAACATCTATTGGACAAAGCATAAGATCAAGACCGAAGAACAAACACAAACGTAGAAACTTTAAAAGGTACAGAGGTCAAGGTAAATGACTTTTAAAGAACTCGTAGATTTTTTGAAAAAGAAAGAAAATGGCAAAAGACCCAAAAGTAGGAACAGGAAAAAAACCAAAGGGAAGCAGTCGTAGACTTTACACTGATGAAAACCCCAAAGATACTGTAAGAATAAAATTTGCAACACCAGCAGATGCTAGGGCTACAGTTAGAAAAGTTAAAAATATAAAAAAACCATTTGCAAGAAAAATACAGATACTAACCGTAATGGAGCAAAGAGCAAAAGTTATGGGTAAAAGTCAGGTAGTAAGTATTGCAAAAAAAGCAAAAGAACAATTAAGGAAAACAAGAAATGGCAGATAGCAAGATTAGTGATTTGACAGCATTGTCTTCACCAGCAGATGATGATGTATTTGCAATTGTAGACACTGATGCAGGTCAAACAAAAAAAATTACAGCAGCTAATGTAAAAACTTATGCAGGTTCAAGTACAGAAGCTATACAAGATATTGTTGGTGCTATGTTTAGCAGTAACACAGAAACAGACATTACTGCAACGTATGAAGATGGTGATGGCACTATAGATTTAGTTGTTAGCGTATCTGCTGGTAATTTACCAACAGCGATAGATGCTGCTAAAATAGGAGATGGATCAGTATCAAATACAGAGTTTCAAAGACTTGATGGTGTATCAAGTGATATACAAACACAGCTTGATGGCAAACAGGCATCACTGACATTTGGTATTGGTAACACTAATGTACCTCAATTTACATCTGGTGTAGCTGATGATGATTTTTTAAGAATAGCAGGAACAAGTGTTGAAGGTCGTTCTGCATCAGAGGTTTTATCAGACATAGGCGGTCAAGCAGCTTTGACGTTTGGTATAAGCAATACCAATGCAGTAAAGATTGACAGCAGTTCTGTAGCTGACGATGAGTACGCAAGGTTCACAGCAAACGGTTTGGAGAGCAGAAGTACAGCAGAAGTATTGTCTGACATTGGTGGACAAGCCAGTTTAACATTTGGCATATCAAACACTAACGCTGTCAAGATAGATAGCAGTTCAGTTGCCGATGATGAATATGCAAGATTTACAGCTAATGGTCTAGAAAGTCGTAGCACCTCTGAAGTGTTAAGTGACATAGGAGGTCAGGCTGCATTAACTTTTGGTATCTCAAACACAAACATACCGATTTTTACAAGCGGTGTGGTTGATGATGATTTCCTAAGAGTAGCAGGTACATCTATAGAAGGTAGATCAGCTAGTGAAGTGCTTAGTGATATTGGTGGACAGGCAGCACTTACTTTTGGTATCAGCAATACTAACGCAGTTAAGATAGATAGTTCTAGTGTTGCAGATGACGAGTATGCTAGATTTACTGCAAACGGATTAGAAAGCAGGTCTACTGCTGAAGTTTTATCAGACATTGGTGGTATCACCGCTAGTTCTACGGACACACTAACTAATAAAACTATTGATGCTGATGGTACAGGTAACAGTATTACTAATATTGAAAACGCAAACATTAAAGCATCTGCTGCTATAGACGCTACTAAGATAGCTGATGGTTCAGTAACAAGTGCAGAGTTTCAACATCTTGGCTCTGTTACTTCAGATATTCAAACACAAATAGATGCCAAAGCTAGCAAAGGTCTGGCCGTGGCAATGGCAATCGCATTATAAGGAGAAAACATGGCACAAGACTTTGAATCAAATGGAGCGCAGATAACAAACTCTGCAACCACAATTTTCACATCAAACAGTGATGATGCTGTTGTTGGTTTAAGACTAGCAAATATTTTAACTACTACCGTTACAGTAAGCATATTTGTTTCTGAAGGTGGTTCAACAACAAGATACCTTGTAAAAGATTTATCTATACCACCAGCAAGTTCAGTAGAGCTGGTACAGGGTGGTGCTAAATTTGTTTTACAAAGTGGAGATATTTTAAAAGGACAAGCTGGTACAGCAGACAGTATTGATGTGTGGGTATCAGTGGTTGACTCAATCAGTACATAGGAGATAACATGGCAACAATATCATCAGTAGGAGGAGTTCAGTATATTGGAGATGCACCAGCAGGTGAAACAATACATGAACATGATTCTGAAATAAATAAAGATCAAATTATTACTAGTGCGGTGTTTGCAGGTCCTATAACTTTTGCAGCAACTGTTACTGTTACTGGTACAGTTGTTGTTGTATGAACAATCCTTACGATAAAAATCAAGACATACACATAGATCGAGGTACAAGAAAACTTGTTGTAAGAAATACTCAAGACACAACTAATATTCTTGAACAAAACAAGTGGTCACAAAACAACGTGACACAAAAAGGAGATATGCAACGCATAGCTCAGATACCTTTGATCGCTTTAAAAATTAAAACAAAAGAACGATTTGGACACTCTAATTGGTATAAAGTACACAAAGACGAACAGAAAAAGATTATTAGAGAAATGGTAAACAGTAATGAGTTTATGTTCTTTAGAACAGGAGATAAAAGATTATAATGGCATTAGATAGTTACACAAATTTAAAAACGGCAATAGCAAACTTTCTTGCTAGGGATGATTTATCTTCAGAGATTGATGACTTTATTGATCTTACAGAAGCAGACTTAAATCGTAGATTGCGTATTAGAGCTATGGAAAATGTTTCGTCATTTACTATTGACTCTGAAACAGAAGCATTACCTACAGGTTTTTTACAAGTTAGAAGTTTTCATTTAGTACAAAACCCAAAGATCGCTTTACAATACATGACACCGTTTCATCAATACGAAACTAAAGGTTCATCACAAACAGGAACACCAAAGGTATATTCGATAGAGGGATCAAACTTTAGATTTAGTCCTTTGCCAGACACAAGCTACACTGCTAGTCTTGTTTTTTACAAAGCATTAGATTCACTAGATGGTAGCACAGCTACTAATTATATTTTAACTAATCACCCAGATGTTTATCTGTATGGTGCATTATACTTTGCATCTACATTTATTAGAGGTATGGACCAAGCAACTGTTGCACAGTTTAAAGCACAATACGAAGCTGCGTTGAAACAAGTAGAAGAGGCAGACGAAAAAGATAAATACAACGGAACACCTTTAGTACAAAGGTCTGGAATAAACATAAACAATTTTGATAACGTAAAATAATGCAAGTACCTTTTGGAGAGTGGCTGCCTGATTTACCAGATCATTTAAATCCTGGTGCAACGCAAGCCAAGAACGTATATCCTGCTGTAAATAGTTACAGACCATTTAAAAGCATTACACAGGCTACAGCTAACGCTTTGGATAACAGGGCGCAGGGAGCTGCATCTTTTACATCTGATACTGGTAATGTCAGTATCTTTGCAGGTGACTCTAGTAAACTTTATAGAATACTTGCAAACTCTGTAGTTGATGAAAGTGGTGGCACAACATTTAACACTGCTGAAAATGGATATTGGGATTTCGTAAAATTTGGTGAAAGTGTGATAGCTTTTAATGGTGTAGACGCACCTCAAGCGTGGTCACTTGATACCTCTACAGACTTTGCTGCACTTGCAGGCTCACCGCCTACATTCAGACACGCAGCAGTTGTAAACAACTTTGTAGTTACTGGATTTCAACCAACAGCACAAAATAAAGTGCAATGGTCATCATTCAACAGCGCAACATCTTGGACAGAGGGTGTCAATCAAGCTGACTCAGAAACATTGCCAGAGGGCGGTGTAGTTACTGGCGTTACAGGTGGACAGTTTGGTTTGATATTTCAGGAAAACAGAATTACGAGAATGGATTACAGAGGTGGTAATGTAATATTTTCTTTTAGACGTATTGAAGACAACATAGGAGCTGTACAAGGTAAAACAGTTATTAAAGTTGGTAACCTTGTATATTTCCTATCAGAAGACGGTTTTAGAGTTACAGATGGCAACTCATCAAAACCAATCGGTAATGGTAAAGTAGATAGATTTTTTAAATCTGATTTGAGATTTGCACACAGAGAGAGAGTAAAAGCTGCTGTGGATTATGCGAACAAATTAGTTTGTTGGTCATATCCATCTACTGCGAGTGGTGTGACAGATAAAATTATTATCTACAACTATGAAACTCAAAGATGGTCTATTACAGAATTATCGCATGAATTTATATTTAACTACATATCTCCAGGTTTTACTGTCGATGAGTTAGACAACTACCCATCAACAGGATCTAATAACTTAGATGCTATCAACGTACCACTAGATAGTGATATATTTGTAGGTGGGTTGAGGTCGTTTGGTGTATTTGACACCGATCATAAGTTTGGCACATTTGAGGGTTCAAACCTTGAGTGTGAGATAGGCACTGCAGAGACAGAGATATTTCCACAAAACAGGTCACTGGTAACACACGT